TCGTTCCCATAATGATCTATAGATAACACGAGTTGGGTTTCCACGATACTTGCCAGGATTGATGGGTTTATACAATCCAGAGTATGCCATAAATATAGTTGGACCAACATAGGTATTTAGTGTGTCTATCAACTCTTTTTTAAGCACTATATCAAAGCAAGGTGGATTCTCGTTATCGAATAACTTTATTGTAAAGTTTGAAGATATCCCAGTGGGATTGACTTCTAAGTCTTCTTTTGATGAATTGATTGAATACATGTGTGATGAGGCACAACTTCCAAATATCAACACGGCAACGGGCACTCAAACTGGTGTATACTTGGGTCTTGGTTCAGTTGATTATCCACATACCAGAGTTTTCACGGATTTGCAGTTAGGGTTTATGCTTGACGCTAACTTAGATGTTTTAAAATTTTTGAACGAATGGCATAATACTATCTTCAGTGAAACTGCTGAAAGCAGTGGGGGAAGTAAAACTGAAAATCGTATTAACAAATTGAAATTTAGAGATGATTATGCTGGTACAATAAAAATTACAAAAGCAGAAATTGGTCCTACTTCGACGACACAAAGACAACCTATTACATATGTTATTGAAAAGGCATATCCTTATGCGATTGATGCTGTGCCTTTACAGTTTGGGTCTGCTCAGATTACTAAAGTAACTGCTCAGTTTAAATATCAGCGTCACTATACTATTAATAAAGATATTACTAATACAACGGGTTCTGTTGGAAGTATGAATAATGGATACGCTAAGGGGAAAAGAGATGTTGTTACTGGAACTCTAAGTAAAGAAAGTGAAGAACCAATCAATTGGCAACCTAAGGTTGTTGCTGGTGGAGGTACGCAACTTCCAATTGGAATCGAACAGGTAAATCAGGGCATAGCGTAGCAAAATTGATTTTTCAATTCCATAAAACTGGGAAAATTTTTTCCGCTAATTTTTGGGTTAAAAAGTCGCGCTAAATATACATATGATCTGATCTACGCATAATGGCATTACCACAAGTTGTCCTTCCAACTTACGAGTTGGAAATTCCTTCTAATGGCAAAAAAATCAAATATCGTCCATTTGTTGTAAAAGAAGAAAAACTGCTTTTACTGGCATTAGAGACAAATGACGAAAAACAGATTGAAGAAGCAGTAAAACAACTTTTAAAGGGTTGTATTCAATCTCGCATTAAAATTGAAGATTTGGCAATTTTTGATTTGGAGTATATTTTCCTTCAGATTCGTGCTGTCTCAGTTGGCGAAATAGTTGAAATGAAAGTCACTTGCAGAGATGATAATAAAACGCAAGTAAGATATAATATGAATTTGTCAGAGGTTAATGTTATTAAACCAGAAGGTCATAGTAACAAAATTATGTTATCTGACGAAATGGGTGTTATTATGAAATATCCGTCTTGGACTGATTTTATCATAGGGTCAATTATGGGTCAAACTCCTACTGCTGATGGAATTGTTGAAATTATTGCAGGATGCATTGATCAAATTTTTGATTCTGAAGATGTGTATGATGCTTCTACAACTTCAAAGAAAGAATTTTGTGAATTTGTAGAAGGACTTACAAATAATCAATTTGAAAAAATCCAAAAATTCTTTGAATCTACACCTAGACTAGAACATAAGTTTACTGTCAAAAATCCCAATACTGGTGAAGATTCTGAATTTACTATTTCGGGGTTATCCAATTTTTTCGGATAGCACTCTTCCATAATACTTTGGAAGGGTATTATAAGACCAACTTTGCCTTGATGCAGCACCATAAATATAGCTTGAGTGAAATTGAAAATATGATGCCCTGGGAGCGTCAAGTTTACACTAGTCTCTTGATGCAACACCTAGAACAACTCAAACAAGCACGAGAAGCAGCTAAGAAGTAATGGCACACGGATATCTATCATATCAACAACCAAGTGGTGAGGTAGATTATCTCAGCATGATTTATCGCAGGATCAAGGAATATCTTGATAAACGCGAAAAAAAGACAAAAACTCCAGATGAACCTGGAGGTAAATTAGCAAATATTCCAAAACCACCTGCTCCAGATGATGGTGGACCAGTACAAGAAGTAAAAGTCGAAGTTGGATCAAATACTCCACCATCTTCACACAGTGCAAAGCAAAATTTATTAAAAGGATCATCATTTTCTGCTCTCGCTGGTGCAGATAGAAAAGCACTTCCTGGACAGAGAGCAATTAATCCAGATGTGGTTGGTATGCCACCAGTTGCTGCTGCATTTGGTGGAAAACGCCTTACAGCAGAAAATTATTTTGGTGATGCTATTGTAGATATTGGTGCTACAAATCTTGGGGTCGAAAAAGACCTTGGTGGTGATGATATGTTCATCAAACGTCTAAACGGCGTTGATGACGGAATAGGTGGTGGAAGTGAACAAATTGTTCAGTCAATTGACAGACTGACATTTGTTACAATGAGCCTGGTTGCTGCTACAAAGGAGCAAACACAGCAACAGGGAATGATTGCTGCTGCTCAACAACAGCAGGCAGAAAAGTTAGCAGCGCAGTCAAAAGCAGCTGCTGAAGAAAGTGCGATGGAGATGGGCGGTGACCTATCTGGCAATCTCTCGTATCAACAGTTGCTTGCTGGCGGAGGTGCTGCTATAGCAGGCAGAGGAAGCAACAGAGGTGGTGGACCTGGCGCTGGCGTTGGCGGCAAGGCAATGATCAAAAATGTTCTTCAGGCTGGCGTAAAACGTGGCGGAGGAAGAGCAGGCACTAGACTAGGTGCTGCCCTAGGCGGGAAACTGGCAGGTGGTCTAGGTAAAAAAATGGGTGCCAAGCTCGGAGCAACTGCTGTTGGTAAGGTTGCAGGCGGAGCATTAGCAAAGAGTCTTGGCAAGAAAATTCCACTTGTTGGATTGGGTCTTGGTGCTGTATTTGCTGCTCAGAGAGCAATGCAGGGAGACTTTATTGGTGCTGGTTTGGAACTAGCGTCTGGTGCTGCATCTACTGTTCCTGGCATTGGAACTGCTGGATCTGTTGGTATTGATGCTGCACTTGCTGCTAGAGATGTGATGTCAATGCAAGATGGAGGAATTCCTCTATTTGACAATCAACTCATTCAAATTAATGATAGACCAGATAAAAAAAGAGAGGCAGTTATGCCTCTTACAGATAAAACATTTTTGAGTTTTGGTGAAGGTATCCTTGAAGCGCAAAAGAGAAATAAATTAGACAGTTCTAGAGTTCTTGCAGCAGGTCTTTCTGAGTATTATGACAAGCAAAGTGGATGGGATAGATTTTTGGATGGTTTAAAGTCTATTCTTCCAGACATGTTCAAAGGACTTAAGGATTTTAAATGGCCATGGGAAAGAGATGATCGCAATGGCAATCGCAGGGGCAGTGGCGCAACTTCTGGAAATATAAATGCTGCTGACATTGACGCTGATAGTCCAGAAGCAAAAGCACTTGTTGCCACTATCAGGGAGGTGGAAGGAACTGCTCACGCAAAAGGTTATGACACTTGGTTTGGTGGTCGTAATGAAATGAAGATGACTGAAATGACCTTACAAGAGGTTTATGATGAACAGACTAGAAGAATGAATGCTGGAGAGACTACTTATAATGGTCTGTCTTCTGCTGCTGTCGGTGTGGGACAATTTATGGATCCTCTCAATCAAGCAAGAGCAATGTATGCTGCTAGAGGAGAGGAATTTGATCCAACCAAAATTAAGTTTGATGAAAAATTACAGAATGAGTTGCTTTTAGATTTGGCAGCAAGAAAGAGGGGAATTGACGTAACAAAACCGCTTACATTAGCTGATTTTGAAATTTTGCAGAAAGAGTGGGCTGGACTTGGAACTTTTCATGGTCAAACTAAGAGAACAACTGCAGATTCTTTAAGAATTTATCAAGAAAATCTCAAGGAAGCTAACGAAAATAAACCCACTCCACCAGAAACACCACCCACACCACCAGCAGCAGAAACGGGAGATAGAAGACAAACAGATGCGTCGCAAAGAATTTCTAGAAACTTTGGTAGAAAATCTGGAGAAGCTATCAACTTCGTACATAAAGGAGAAAAATACCATGCAGTAAAAACTACCAATGGGTGGGATATTTACAAAGGAGCAGGTGGAATTTTTGGTGACCAGTATAGAGTTCAGACATCTGATGGAAAAAATTCTGATGTTGTAGATTCATTCATAAACCAAGCAGAATCTGGTGGTGGATATCGTGTTCCTGATGGAGAAACGGAATCTGTAGAAGAACATTTATCGAGGTTATCATCTGCTACTGCTGATGACTCTACTGCCGTCGCTGCTAAATCACAAGAATTAGCAATGGCAACAACATCTAGCGCAGGAACAACTGTTATTAATAATTACGTCACACAAGGATCTGACGGAAAAACTGGTGGTAATACACCAGCAAACGTTCCTATTGGTCCAACATCAGGAGATATGGGTGTTAGCGTATTTTCTGAATTAGCGTTGAGGAATTCATAATGGAAAAATTCGGTTCTTTTACAGATTTTGCTTTAGAGCGAGTAAAGATATATCCAAATTCTGGTGGTGATCCTGTTGATATTACAACATTGATTAATACCTTCCATTACGTGGAAAGTCTTAATATGCCATTTTTATCGGGAAGTATGGAAGTGGTTGATAGTGGCGGATTGCTTCAGGGACTGCCTATTCAAGGTGCTGAAAAAGTAGAAGTTGAAGTAAAAACTAATGCATCTGAAGAGTTGACCAAGTACACTCTTGTAATATGGAGAGTTGCTAATCGATATGTACAGAATCAAAAACAAGTATATGCTATCGGTTTAGTTTCCGTAGAAGCACTTACAAATGAAGTTACTAGAGTTCAAGAAAGATTGGAAGGAAACCCTACCGATATCACGCAAAAATTATTGCAAGATAAGTTAAAGACGGATAAACCTTTTAATAAAGAGAAGTCTTTACTTCAAATGAAGTTAATTCCTAACAATAGGAGACCTTTTGATCTTATTTCTTCTATGGCAGTGAAAAGTATTTCACCAAAAGCAAAAATAGATCAGCAAGGATCTTCTAGCAATGAAGAAGCATCTGAGGCTGAAAGTGTTAAAGGATCTAGTGGATTTTTCTTCTGGGAGAACAAAAGGGGGTATAATTATTATTCAGTAGATTCTTTATGTGCTGATGATAATAGCGATTTAAAAAATAAAGATCTAGATTTACCACCTTGGGGTCCATACGTCGAAAAGATGGGAAATCAAAGTGATGGTGCAGATGATAGATTTGTAATTTACCAATCTATTTTTAGTTCAGAAGTTGACCTTCTCAGTTCTTTAAGAAAAGGCAAATACTCATCTTTTATAACTTTCTTCAATCATTCTACTGGTCAGTATGAAGAATTCCAGTATAAAATTCAGCAAAGTTATGATAGTATGGCACACCTTGGTGGACAAGAAAGCATTTCTAAAGTTCCAGCAAATGAGATAGAACTTTCTGAAAAACCATCTAAAAGAATCTCAATGATTCTAGACCACGAAACGTGGTATAATGACCCAGGTATTGCATCTCCAGATCCAGATGATGGATCTGATAGTCCAACAGAATTTGCGGACTGGCAGATGCATTTTGCTGCACAATCAATTGCTAGATATCAGTTGTTGAAAAATCAACAATGCACACTAGTCATCCCTGGTAATCCAGAAATCTGTGCAGGAGATAAGATTGACATTTTGCTTTTGAGTAAACTATCCAACAAAGAACAAAAAGAAGAACAGTTTGACTCAGAAACAAGTGGAATTTATCTCATTGAAGAGGTCACCCATACATATGACACCACAACAGGCACAAATGGCAGATTTACAACTACTTTACGCCTAATGCGAGACTCTTATGGTAAGAAGGATAAACAGTCAAAACATGGCACTAAATAATGTATACGGAGGTAACTAAACATGGATAGTATCGAACAACATATTGAAGCAGACAAAGAGGAACTTGCGAATCCTCAACTCTCACCTCAACGCCGTCGTCATATCGAAGGCGAACTAGAAGAATTAGAAGCATACGCAGAGCGTCACCCAGAAGATCATCATGATCCTTCATCTCTGGAACTGTACTGCGATAATAATCCAAGTGCCCCAGAGTGCTTAGTATACGATGATTGATTGATATGGATCAGTTATTATCACAATTGATCCCATCACAGAGAATCGGTAATGACGGATTCAACTGGTGGGTAGGGCAAATTGAAGGTACTGCCTCTGATGAGGAAAACAACAAAGGTGGTTACCGTTATAAAGTAAGGATTGTTGGGGACCATCCACAAAGCAAGGAGGTTCTTGATACTCCCAATTTGCCCTGGGCAAATGTGGTAATGCCAGTCAATGTGCCATTTATGCCTGGCAACACTGGTGGTGGACATCCTCAATTAAAAGAGGGTTGTTGGGTTATTGGATTTTACATTGACCATGATAGACAGAAACCACTAATTCTAGGTTCTATCGGTCAGACTCCTGGAGCAACAGCAGTAATTAATGAGGAGAGACCAGAAAACAAACCATTTACGACAGCAATACCTGCTGATGTAAATGTAAAATCGGATGGTGTACCAGAGCAAGAAGGAACAGGAAAAAATACTGGAACTGGTGGACTATCTGATGGAACAACTGATGGAGAAGGCAAACCCAGAGTTGCTGTACCTGAAAAGAAAAAGAAACCAACGGAAAAGGGGAATCCACAATCAGAAGAGTGGTGCCAAGCAAAGGCAGAAAAGTGTGATGACCCTGACATTACATCAGAGATGACCATTATTATGGGTGAGTTTCTTGCCCAAGTTCAAAGTAATGGTGGAAATATTGGAACTTATCTTGTAAATGAAGCAACTGGTGCTTTGAATGAAGCAACAGGCATTGCTAGAAATTACGTTAACAAAGCAATGAAAGTTGTTACTGAATTCATTGCAAAAGTAAAAGGATATATTTTACAGAAACTCACAAACGCAGTAACTGATCTTATCAATGCCACGATCTATCCTTCCGAAGAAGGAAACTCATTGACACCAGTTACCGAGTGGTTTAACAGTTTATTAAAAGATCTTGGTTGTCAAATGGCAGACCTTGGAGATCGTCTAGCGGAATGGCTTACTAACTTGCTGATGAGTTATGTAGAGCAGATTTACAAGTCAGTAATTTGTCAAGTAGATGAACTTGTAAATGGTATTATCTCCAAGATTAATGAATATATGGAGGAAATCCTGGGTAACATTTTGGGACCGATTCAAGATATTTTGGGTGCAATCGCTGCACCATTAAACATTCTTGGGGGAGCAATTAATTATGTTCTTACTCTTCTTGGAATCTCATGTTCTGGACCAAACAACGAGTGTTCAAAATATAAGCAAATCTGTACTGATGGAGAGAAAAAAGAGGGAGATGACGGAGATTTCTTAGATAATTTATTGGATGATATTGATAATCTATTTGGTGACACTCCAGCAGATTATACCCAGTATGTTTGTGATGAGGCATATGAAGGAACTACACTTGCGATTACCACAGTAGGATTCACAGGTGGTGTTCCTCTTCCCGCTGATTCAACCAATCCAATTGGACCTGGAACTAATCCCAAGAAGAAGAAAAAAATTGTATACGAAATCTTTGATATTGAAGTAGAAGAAGGACAAGATGCTGTATTCTCGGTTGTCAGGACTGGATCTACTGAATATGCATCATCTGTAAAATACAAAACTATAAAAGATCTTGGAACTGCAACTCCTGGAGAAGATTACTTAGAAGTGGAAGACATCTTAGGATTTGCTCCTGGGGAAACATTTAAAACATTTAGTATAAAGACTTTTTATTCTCAGCAAAGTGAACCTCAAGAAGATTTTTATGTCAAGATGACAAAGAATTCTCCTTCTGGAGGAAGTGGTATATCCTCGTCATTCATTAAAAATATTGGTAAGTGTACAATCAAAGAAACTGCCGTTGGAGAAAACACTGATCCATATAAAATTAAACCAGTAAATCCATTTACAGAAGTTCCTAAGGTATTTCCACCTGACGAAACAGACATTCCATCGGAACAACCAGAAAACGATGGAACTGGATTTGGTATAGGTGAACCAACTTATAATGTTCAGGCAAATAGAACTGTATGTCCAGAAGGAGAATTCATTGTCTATACAATTACAACGTCTGGCGTTGAAAACGGAGAAAAATTATACTACACTCTATTAGGAAATGGTATCACAAAAAATGATATTATCGGTGGAGATTTAACAGGAAGTTTTATTATCTCTAATAATACTGCTAAGGTAACCATTGGTATTGAAGAGGATGATGTTGTGGAAGACGAAGAGGTCCTGACATTCACTGTCAATGGAACTGGTGCTAGTGCAGATGTTGTTATTACATCGGCAAAAGATATTGAGTTTGATGATTATGATGAGTCAGAAGGGATTACTGAAGAAACTACTTCTGATCCATTTGTCCCACCAACAGTTACTCCAGAAAAAATTATTACTGATGAGACGGGTGGTATTATTGAAATTCCAATCGATGATCCTGGTGATCCTTGGGCAGAACCACCATATGTTTTCATTGGTGGTGAAGGTATAGGAGCATCCGCAACTGCTTTACTAGATCGAAATGGATTCTTAACAGAAATCCGTATTAAGTCGAGTGGTTATGGATACAAGAAGAATCTTGCTTCTGATAATGGCGTTCGTTGTATTATCGACACATTTACATTGATTAGACCAGGAGTAGGATACAAAGATATTCCTGATGTGTATGTTGATGGAGAACTTGGTGTTGCTGAAGCATTGATTAATGAAGATGGATTTGTTATCGGTGCAAGAGTTCTAGATAGAACAAGAACATTTGATAAGTTCCCCAAAATTACTATTGTAGGTGGTGGTGGATATGGCGCAAAACTATTACCATCACTTGTTTGCCTAGATACTCAAGAACTTTCCACTCGTGGTTCTACCAAGATTGGTACTGGTCGTTACGTTGATTGTCCATAATGTCACATACAGATTTACACGCAAAAACAGAGGCAAAGGCATACCAATCATCTTCAACGAAGGTTGCTGCAAAAAAATATCCTACAACAGTTGCTAAACCAACTACACCAAATGAAACTCAGGACACTGGTTCTGGACCTAGATTCAATGTTTGGCATAAGGGAAGTTTAACTAGATCTGAGATCTATGAAAGGGCACTGCCAGATGGTGAATCTACAGCACTCAGGATTGATGGACCATCTGATAGTGCGCTAGTTTTAGATAGCAAAGGATGTTTACGTTTACTAACAGGTCAACGTAGTAAAGAACAGGGACCAGGAAGTGGAAAACTTTGCATCAAAACTTATGGACAGCAACAGTTACACCAAGAAAGAACAGATATTCAGTATAATGCTGGTGATGATGAAGAAGAGCAAGCAGTAAATATTCTTGCTTATGGCGATTATGTTGAACAAACAAAAGGAGGCACCCGTTATATCAAAGCGCAAAAGATTGTGATAGAAGCATCAGAAGAATTATTATTGATTGGCAAAACTCAAGTTAATATTCAAGCAGGTGCTGATGGAACAGGTGCAATTACCATGAATGCTGGAAGTGTTGAGAAGGTTACAAATAATGATAAAGATGTTGTTGTTGGTCAAAAGATGACATATGGAGTAGCAGAAGAAACTACAGTGTCTTTTGATCCCAGAGCATCTGTGAACGTCGTATCTCCTGGTCATATTAATCATAAGATTCTTGGAGACTTACAAACTTGGGTTGGTGGTATTGAGCAGCATACTGTTGCTGGTGGTCCAGGAGCTCCTCCTCTAATTAAAGATAGGGATTCATCTTTTAACGCACAAACTACAGGAAATGTTAAAATAGAATCCACTATTGATACTAGTATTATTTCTGGAGCAACTGCAAATATTACTGCCGCAGCTGCTATTAATATCACTGGTACAGGTAACGTCAATATCAAGGGCGCTACCATTTTCCTCAACTGATAACCAGACCTTATCATACCTATCGGTTATCCGTATCAAAAACTGGCACAAGGGGGCTTGTTTTTGGCAACCTGCCATGCTAAATTACATCTGTAGCAAATGGAGAGGTGCCTCAATTACTCGCACCAAACCACTTGACGCGCTTCTGCTTCATGTGCTATAATCAATTCATGCGATCGGGACAACCTGATCCATCATCTGCGGGTAACCATTCCGCAAGTAAATTTTTCGAGGAAACAATTATGTTCAAATCTGTTCTCGCAGCTGCCGCTGCTGCACCTTTCATGGCGACCGCTGCTATGGCAGGTCCCTATGTGAATGTCGAGGCTAACTCTGGTTGGACTGGTTCTAACTATGGTGGCACCGCTATCGATAACCATATTGGTTACGAAGGTGCTCTTGGTGAAGATGCTTCTTACTATGTCCAAGGTGGCGCTACCGTCAAACTCCCCGATGGCGGCGACGCTAAGTGGGTTCCTTCTGGTAAGGCAGGCGTTGGCGTTTCGCTGACCGATTCTCTTGGTGCTTACGGCGAAGTTTCGTTCGTTGGTTCTGGTGAGTCTGGTGTTGACCGTGGTTACGGCACTAAGGCTGGTCTGAAGTGGACCTTCTGATCTGACAATTAGATAATGTGAAGGGGGTCGCAAGACCCTCTTTTTTTGTATCTAAATAACTCAGGTGTGATGAGACTTTTATGTTATCAACAAACTACCGTCTACGCATGGAATTCATTTGTGAAAGAATTACCAAGTGTGAGGAAGTCAAACTTGAAGACATGATCTGGGCGGAGAAGTTGGC